AAGTTAACTACAAGAACGGTAAAATAATTAAGGAACTATGAAAAAGAATGGAGTAGTTGTAACTCGGTACTCAAATGGTCAGTTAAAATCAGAATCCAATTGGGAAGACGGACATCCAGAGGGGTTATGGGCAGAATGGTATGACAATGGTCGATTGAAATCTGAATACAATTTCAAGGATGGTAAGCTGGATGGATTAACCCAAGAATGGTACGATGATGGTAAATTGGAATATGAAGCCAACTACAAGAACGGCAAAAAGGAAGGGGTGTGTAAAGACTGGAATGAAAGCGGAAAATTAAGATTTGAAGATAATTTCAAGAACGGTAAACTAACATACAAGATATGACTGTATTAATAATAACAACGGCAATGTGCGTCTATATGATTAGGCGAGAACGGTTGACATACCTTGCAGTCAAAAGAAAACTTGACCAGTATGATTGAAGACGGCATAGCCTGCCTACTGGTTCTTATATGGCACGGCTTTTTAATTTATAAAATGAGAAAAATGGACTACTTAGACTACGAGCTACAGCAACACCAGGAACAGCAAGACGCTTACTGCGAGAACTGCGGACAAGCACATAGAGACGACTGTGGCTGCTCAAATGAGGAAGAATAGAGAGCTAACGATTACCCTAGGCAAGGTGCCTAGCTTAAACAGTTTCTATGCCGGAGCGCATTGGACAAAACGAAAAAGAGCAAAAGATGAGGCATTTGAAGAGGTTAAGCAGCAACTGGGCTATAATAAAGGAGCTCCTTATAACAGTTTTAGAGTTATTGCTAATGTTCGTTACCGTTACGATCTGGACAATAGCATTATCGCTGTTAAATTTACTAGCGATGCTCTTAAAACGTTGGGCTGGGTTATCGACGACAGTCCTAGATACTTTCGATCGTGTCTTTTGGTATGGACGGAACAAATACCTAAAAATGAAGCGCAAATAATAGTTACGCTTTCAGATGAACACCCGTAATAAAGGAGCTTTAGCGGAGTACCGATTTTTAAGCTATGCGATTAGCCTAGATTTAAATGTACTTACCCCCGCCGTAGAGGGCTACGCTTACGACGTTGTGATAGATAACGGCTCTAGGTTCTATAAGATCCAGGTGAAGTATGCCGCAAGAGACAAGAGGTACCCCAACGCCTTTAAGACAATGGCCCAGCGTAAAATATTAAACAGTACCGACCTTTATAGAAAATACAAAGCTACAGAAGTAGACTTTTTTGCTGTATACATTTGGAATATAGACACCTTCTATATCATTCCTTATGATCAGGTTACAGGGAACAGCATAACCCTAAACCTTAAAAACAAGAATAACAACAACAAGTACGAGCCTTTTAGGAATAACTGGAGGCAGCTACTATAACAACACTTAACAAAATGCAAAAACTACAACAAGCAGCCAGCCTATACATAAAGCACGGCTTTAGCCCGGTGCCGTTGGTAAGTGGTCAAAAGCGCCCGCTTCTAAAGGATTGGACAAAGTACAAAGACGAGGTAATAACAGACCTTACTCTTTTTAGTACTGAGGGCTTAGGTCTTGTATGTGGGTTTAATGGCTTAGAGGTTTTAGATATTGACGCTAAGCATTTTGAGGGTAACGAGTTTGTAGAGTTTATAGACCTACTAGAGGTTAACGGCCCTGGACTGCTTAAAAAAATGGTTATACAGAACACCCCTAGCGGGGGCTTCCATTTCCTATACCGCTGCGAGACCATAGAAGGCAACAAGAAGCTAGCTAAGAACACTATAAAAGAGGTAACCTTTGAGACCAGGGGCCTAGGTGGTCAGGTTGCCGCGTGGCCTACTCCAGGATATAGCTTAGAGAACAAGGCCAGCGCTATACAATGGATAACTAAAGAGGAGCGCGATATACTTTTTAATAGCGCTAGAGAGCTAGATAAAACCCCAAAAGTAGAGATAACCTACCAAGCCCCTAAAAAAAGCTTTAACGATAGCCAAGAGCTTACCCCCTGGGACGATTTTAACAGTAAGGTAGACTGTATAACAATACTACAGAGCCACGGCTGGCAGATCGTAAGAGAGGATAGTAAATGTGTATACGTAAAGAGACCAGGACAAAGCGACGCACAAGACAGCGGTAAGGTGTTTAAAGATAGTGGGCGGCTTTGGGTATGGAGCACGAGCACAGCGCTAGAAGCTGAGGTACTATATAACGCCTTTGCCCTACTAACAGCTTTAGAGCATAACAATGATTTTAAGGCTTGCGGTAGAGCTTTAAGTGGTGAGGGCTATGGCGCTAAAAAAGAAACAGTTAAGCCTAATGAGGTAGAGAGATATACGGCGGCACTAAGCGAACCAACAGAGAGCGCAGAGCCAGCCGATAGCTTACTAACTAAATACCTGCTAGATCCTACGCAAGAGATAAAAAACCCCCCTAGCGTAATAGAGTTACGCGTAGGCGTTGAGGTATTTACCCTAGGTACCGCAGGTAACATTAGCCTTATTCAGGGAAAGGCTAAGAGCCGTAAGAGTTACTTTATGAGCGCAATCGCCGCCGCCGCAATAAGGGAGGGGTATAATAACAACATACTTAAGGCCGGTATAGTTAAAGGTACTGTCCTTTACTTTGATACAGAACAGGGAGACTTCCACGCCCAGCGCGTAAACCAGCGAATACTTCACTTAGCAGGTATACCCAGGGAAATAGGCCAGCAGAAGCTTAAGTACTTTGCCCTGCGTAAGGCAGACACTAACGCAGACCGGTTAAGCGTTATAGAGTATATAATTAATAAAACAGAGGGCGTAAGCTTAGTTATTATAGATGGCGTAGTAGATATATCTAACGGCGTTAATGAAGAGGTAGAAGCTATAGCTTTAGTTAGCCGCCTTATGAAGATAAGCGCAGATAAGAACCTACACCTGGCAACAGTACTGCACGAGAATAAGCACGACAGAGGCGCAAAGGGCCACTTAGGTAGCTACCTAGTACAGAAGTCCGAGACGGTTTACGGGGTTAGCAGGTCAGAAGACGGCTTTACAACGTACATAGAAGGCCTTTATACTAGAAACGCAAGCTTTCCAGACTTACAGCTAGTGGTAGAGGGTAAAGAAGTAGAGCTAGGCCTTAAGGAAGATACAAGCCCAGCGGGTAAGGAGTTTAGCCCTGGAGACTTAGAGCGCATAGCTAAAGCTTTAGTAGGTAAAACACTCACCGCAGCCAAGGAATACGTAAGAGATGTCGAGCGCTGTAAGATGTTTGAAGCCGCCAAGGTTATTAATTTAATGGAAGCTGCAAAAATAATAGCCTATACAAGCGGGTCAAATGCAAAGATTTGCTTAAATTTATCAAATGGGCATAACACCGAACCTGTACCCTTTTAGATATGTGGATAGAGATAGCGAGCAACACCTGGGCAGAAGCTAAAGACGAAGAAGACGCTATAAGGATTATTAAGAAGTATAAGAACTATAAAAAGAAGCAAGGCGTTAACACTAGCCGCCATTTTATAGTAGGAGATATAAGTAATGAATTTAACGGCGTATTATGAAACTAAGTAAACACCTAAGCCTTAAAGAGGCAACCTATAGCGCTACAGCTATAAAGAACGGACTTAACAACCAACCGAACATAGGGCAGCTAGAAGTACTTAGGGCTATAGCTATTAATGTCTTCGAGCCTTGCAGGGGTTTTGTAGGCGGCCCGCTTAAAGTAACAAGCGGTTACAGGGCCCCACAGCTTAACAGTCTCATAGGCGGGAGCCTTACGTCTGACCATTGTATAATAGACCACAGTACCGCAGCCCTAGACCTAGACTGCGACGTATACAAGCACGGCACTAACTTTGATTTATTCCACTTCATAAAAGATAACCTAGACTTTAAGCAGCTTATATACGAGTTCGGAGACGAAGCTAACCCGGATTGGGTGCACGTAAGCTACAGCACTAACGCACACTTTAACAAGCGTGAAGTGTTAATAGCTAAGAGAATAAAAGGCCGCACGACCTATGAGCACTACAAGGCGTAACAAGATTATAGAGTATGTCCTACAGATGCCTGTAGGCGCTATAGCACCTATAACAGATGCTACAGCCATACCAATACTACACGAAGCAAACAACACTAAAACACTATCGAAATGTTTAAAGATAACGAGTACTACTATAGAAAAGCTTTACGCGACAGAGTTAGAGTGCACCTTGAGCCGTCTATTGCGTTAGACCTTGTAGAGGGCTTTATAAGCTGCTACGATGCTAGAGAATACGATAAGGCTAACGATATTAGAATAGATGCTAAAGACCAGGGCTATAAGCTTGCAGTAAGCTATATGAACCAGTATAGCGACTTATGAACGAGAGCGAGCTATTTTATAAGTTTAAGCAGCACTACCTACCCCAGTTAAAAATAGCTATAGATACCTATAGCCCCTTCGACGCTATCTGCCACGAGGCTAAAGTAGTAGTAGAGTTTAAATGTAGGCGCTCACATTATAGCGATATGCTTATAGAGTGGACTAAGTACGAGACTTTACTAAACAGAGCAGCAGACCGAGGCTATAAGCCTATATACATTTGCTCTACTCCTTTAGGGGTTTGGGCCTGGGACTTAACCTATTTGGATTTAAAATGGTTAAAGAAGAAGCTCCCAAAGCAAACAGACTTTAGTAATAAGAATATAGTAGTAAAGCAGGTAGCTTATATAAGCTTAGAAGACGGCAGCTACTTAAGTAAAATAATGATATGAACAAAAAAGAAAAGATAGACGAAGTGCTTAAGCATAACGCTAAACTATTTCAGAACCTAGGTACTGATAGCACACCCGCTGAACGCAGCGCGGTAAAAAGACAAGAGGTCTTAAACCTTAGAGCTATTAAAAATTTAGATCCGGAGAAGATTACCCGGCTGCTAGTAGACACAGATAAGTAGAGTGCCCTACGTACCAAGAAAAGGAACTGCTAAGCCCTGGCTTACTAAGCGCAAAACTTTTGCGGGTAATGCAGGAGAAGACACCAGCTTTTACAATAGCAGAGACTGGCGCAAGCTTAGGCTATATATCTTATCCGGTGAGCCATTATGTAGAGAGTGCACCGCTATAGCTACTGTAGTAGATCACATAACCCCTATAAGATTAGGCGGCAGCAAGTGGAACCACGAGAACCTACAGCCAATGTGTGCCAGCTGCCATAATAAAAAGAGCAGCAGCGAAAGGTCTAGCCTTCAGCAACTTAACGACGACGAGCTATAGTATATGTACCCAGGGGGGGCTTAAATGTCTGATCCTTAGCGCTGTACATCGACGCGTGAAGAGACAAATATACAGTGTCTAAATTGATTATAGATTTACAAAAGCTATTAAGAAAATAAAGCAATAGATAAAACCTATGCCTAGAGGAAGAAGACCAGCCCCGCAAGAGGTTAAGAAGCAGCGAGGAACGGCGCGAAAAGACCGCGCACCTGAGCACCCCGTAATAGTTGACAACGCAAAGCCAGTAACCGCAACGCCCACCTTTTTAAAGGTTAAGGGTAAAATGATGTACGAGCGTGCCGTAGGGCACCTGCATACTATGGGCCTGCTCAGTTCTGTAGACGATACCAGCCTAGAGCTGCTGGCTATGGCTTATCAGGAGTGGTATAACGCAGAGCTTATGCTACAAAAAGACGGCAGAATATATGAGACAGTCAGCTCTAATGGCGCGAAGCTTTTAAAGCCGCACCCAGCCGCCGCACAAAGCGCGGATGCGTGGCGGCGTATTAGAATGATGTTAATAGAGTTCGGGCTTACTCCCGCTTCGCGTTCTAGAATGGAGCGCCCAGAGGGACGCATACTAGACATAGACGATATAATAGACGCGTAATGTACGACAAGCAAAAAGCGGAAAGGGTAATAAAATTTATAGAACGACTTACCGGCCATACTAAAGGAGAGCTAGCGGGTAAACCTTTTATACTAGAGGAGTTCCAGAAAAAGGTTATCCGTGATGTGTTCGGAAACATTAACGAAGATGGCAACAGAATTATAAGAGAGGCCTTTTTATTCTGGCCCCGTAAGAATGGTAAAACGAATTTTCTAGCAGCTCTAGGACTTTACTTACTTGTAAGTGATAACGAACCAGGGGCGGAGATTATTGTCTGCGCTGCTGATCGTGGCCAGGCGGGAATGATTCACGAGATTCAAAAGCAAATGGTACTCCAGAGCCCTATACTTATGGAGCAGCTTAAGGTATACCGCAACAGTATAGTAAAAAAAGACGGTAGCTTTATACAAGCGCGGAGCGCTGACGCGGATACAGCCCACGGGTATAACGCTCACGCGGTACTCTTTGACGAGTTACACAGCCAGCCAAACAGAGACCTGTACGACGTTATGAAGACTTCGAGCGGAGCGAGAAGACAGCCGCTTTTTTTTAGTATCTCTACAGCGGGTTTTAATAAAGAAAGTATTTGTTATGAGGTTTACGACTACGCTAAAAAGGTTCAGGAGGGTATAATAGAAGACAAAACATTTTACCCTAATATTTTCGAAGCTGATCCTGAAGACGATATACAAGATCCGGCAACCTGGCGCAAGGCTAACCCCGGCTACGGCGTAACGATTAAGGCAGACTATATAGAAGCTCAGGCGGCAAAAGCTAAGACGCTGGTTACTTATGAGAACACTTTTAGAAGGCTACACCTTAACCAGTGGACTACTAGCGAGGTTCGCTGGGTATCCGATGAGGACTTTATGAGCTGCGCGGAGCAGTACGGCCCTAATGATTTAGAAGGCCGCGACTGTTACGCGGGGCTAGATCTTGCGAGCACAGAGGATTTATGCGCCTATGTATTGATTTTCCCACCTGTAAACGAAGACGAACCTTTTAAAACGTTAGTGCATAGCTGGGTAACAGAGGCAGCGGTAAGTAAAAGACAGGGTAAGACGGGTGCGGATTACAATAAGTTTATCGCTAAAGGCGAGCTAGACGTAACGCCTGGAAACGTAACGGACTACAGATATATAAGTAAAGTTATTCTAGAGACTGCAGAGAAGTATAATATAAAAGCTATAGCCTTTGATAGGTGGAATAGTAGCAGCCTTATAGCTGATCTAGCAGACGAGGGGCTCCCGGTGGAACCTTACGGCCAGGGGTTCGCAAGTATGAGCCCTGCTATAAAGCAGCTAGAGATATTTATAAAAGGCAAGCAAATAGCGCACACAGGTAGTAACCTACTACGGTGGAATGTAAGCAACGTGCAGGCAAAGAGCGATCCAGCAGGAAACTTAAAGTTTGATAAAAGCAAAAGCTCCGATAAAATAGATGTCGCGCAAGCCTGGGCTATGGCGGTGGGCATATGGTTAGCGAAGCATAGAACAGATAACGACGGCGGCAGTATATATGACGAGCGCGACCTTATTATATTGTAAAATGGAAATAGAAGAGGCCAGAGCTATAGGCCTAAAGCTTTTCGACGCAGGCCTTACACCTTGGCTAAGCCAAGTGCCAGCGGGGTATAGCGTTTGTTTTGTTATAGAGGGCGTTAGATATGAACTAAAATAAATGAAAATAAATAGTATTTTATTTGCATAGTTAAAATTAAGCCGTATATTTACATCAGTAATAACAACAAACGCAACTAAATACTACCACGATGCAAATTCTACTAAACACTAAAACAATAATCACAGCGGACGGAGTCCAGCACTACCAACCAGTGCTTTATAACTTCTATCAAGCTGGAAAGTATCAACAGTGGTGCTGTATGTATAAAAGCCCCTTTACCCTTGATACTCAAGTGAGATTCTACAAGAGCGAACAAGGAGCACAAAAAGCCCAGCAAAGAATGATTAAGCAAGGCGGAACAACTTGTCTCGATGCTATCAGAAAAGTTTACATTAACGAGTACTGATATGCAAGACTGGCAAAAGCAGATTTAATATAAGGAAAGCTTTATGAAACTAAAGAGAGTTATACAATATGCCGGCGCTGAGATTATAGAAACCCAGCCCGGCCTATTTACCGCCTTACCGAATACGCCTAGCTTTTATAAGAGCAGGCAATTTAAGAACCTAGCAAAAGCTAAATTTTACTTAAAACAATGGAACAGAAACTAACAGAAGACCAGAGAGACGCACGCAGCTTGCTTATAGTAGCCGCTAGCGCCCTATTATTTTTCCCGGCTATGAGTTTATTATTTAAGGCCGTAAGCTTGTTACAGTACATTCTACTAGGCTATGTCCAGTAAGGTAGAGTACTACTGCCAGAGCTGCGGAACGTATACCGAGGAACTTAGTAACGTAACAACGTTAGAAATTTGTAAAGGATGCTTTACAGAAGACAATTTAAACGAAGACGTAATATTATTTATATGAGAATTATTTTAATAGAGCATAAGAGCTCTAAAACTATAGAAGGGTTTAGAACACTTACCAAGGCTTGCAAGGCCTTAGAGCTCAACTATAGCACCTTAACGAAGGTTATAAACGCTAGATGCAACTACTACGAGAACGACAGATATAAAATTACGCGCCTGCCTATACAATAAAAAACAAAGCAAAGCAAGGAATAACAAATCTTTTTTTGTATATTTGTTTAAAGTATATACTTCTTAACTTTGGCAGATAAAAATAACCGCGGCTTTTTTAGCCGCCTATTTCGAAATTCCCCGGAGAACCCTAGCACGAGTTTAAGCAACCCGTCTGCGTGGCTTACGGGGCTTTTCAATACTAGCGCCACCGGTGTACAAGTAAGCGAAGACAACGCGCTTACCTTTAGCGCTGTTTACGCAGCTACTCGAATTATAAGCGAGACTATCGCTAGTATTCCGTTAAACGTCTATAAGTACGACGGCGAAACCAGGGTAATAGCTAGAGACCATCCTATACAAATATTACTAGCAGAGGCACCTAACCCAGTTAGCTCTACCTTTACTTTTCGTGAAGCTATGGCGGCTAACCTGGTACTACACGGTAACGCCTATGCTAAGATATTTTTTAACGCTGCTGGCCGTCCTGTTAGCTTAGTGCCTCTAGATCCTCTTAAGGTGCAGGTTAAAATAGTAGAAGGCGAAAAGGTCTATATCTTTAATGATAAAGAAACCTTGCTAGATTACGAGATGCTCCACGTAGTAGGCTTAAGCTTTAACGGGTTGACCGGGAAGAGCCCTTTAAGCGTAGCACGTGAAGCGATAGCAATAGGGCTAAGCGCTCAGGAGTACGGCGCACGCTTTTACTCTAACGGTGCTAACACCGGCGGAGTAATTACAGCGCCAGGACGTTTAAGCCTGGAAGCTATTAACCGTCTTAAACAAAGCTGGAACCGCTCGAACGGTGGGAACGCAAACAGCCACGGCACAGCCATACTAGAGGAAGGTATGAAGTACGATAAAATAGGACTAGATCCGGAAGCGGCCCAGTTCCTACAGTCTCGTAAATTCCAAGTAAACGAAATAGCTAGAATTTTCAGAATACCGCCAAGCTATTTAGCGGACTTAGAAAACTCTAGCACGCGAGCTAACGTAGAGCAACAGGCTATACAATTTGTAAGAGACTGTATTACACCTTATGTAAGACGCTTCGAGGTAGAGCTTAACCGTAAGTTATTTAGAGAAGACGAACGCGGCTACTACGCTTATTTTTCTGTAGACGGTTTAATGCGCGGCGATTTAAAAGGCCGTTACGAGAGTTACGCTATAGCGCGTAACTGGGGCTGGTTATCTGTTAACGACATTAGAGACCTAGAGAACCTGAACCCGATTAAGGGCGGAGACGTTTACCTTACCCCTCTAAATATGCAGACGGCAGGCGAAGATAGCACTAACGTAGACGCAGACTAAAGCTACCGAAATGGAAACAAACAAAGAACAACGCCACATAAAAAGCGTAGAGGAAACAGAGACCGAGATTATAATAACTTTTGGTAAAGCTGAGGCCGTAGAAGAGCTACAGCCGGAAGACGTACAACCTGAAGAGCAAAGCAGCTTAGATAGCGGCGCTTTTGTAAGCTGGCAGAATGAAGGCGAAGAGCGCAGCCACGGAGTTATAACAGATATAGACGAAGACGGGTACTACGTAGAGCTGTACAGCTTTAATAGTAAAGAAGACGCTTTTACTAGATCAACCCCACCAGAGCAAACCCTGCTACCTTTAGAGTGCCTTAAGGTAATTGAAGGCGCACAGGTTCGCAGCGTTAGCGAAGTAGTAGAGCAGAGAGCCTACGAAGGCGAGTTAAAAGCAGACGGCAATAGCAGAACCGTAGAAGGTTACGCTAGCGTCTTTAACTCTATGAGTGAGGACTTAGGCGGCTTCCGTGAGATTATAAAGCCTGGAGCTTTTACTAATGCAATGAATGACGACGTAAGAGCCTTATACAACCACGACAGCAACTACCTACTAGCTAGAACCGCTAGCGGTACGCTAGAGCTATGGCAAGACGAAAAAGGCTTAGGTTATCGCTTTGAGATGCCTAACACTTCTTACGGTAACGATATGCTAGAGCTATTTAGACGCGGTGATTTATCACAGTCTAGCTTCGGGTTTACAGTAGAAAAGGATAGCTGGAAGTTAGAGAACGGCCAGCACATAAGATATATAGAGAGCGTGAGCTCTTTGTTTGACGTATCTCCGGTAGTTTACCCGGCCTACGTTAGCTCATCTAGTGGACTGCGTAGCGCTGAAGCCCAGGCGGAAGTAGCTACAAAGGACACACTAGAAACGCAAAAAGAGGAAGTAAACTATAATTTATATAATGCTTTAATTAAACTAGCTAAAAATGAACGCTAAACAAATGCGCGAAAAGCGCGGAGCTCTAGTAGAGCAAATGCAAGGAATGGTAGCAGCTGCAAAAGCTGAAGACCGTAACCTATCTAACGAAGAAAACGTAAAATTTGACGCGATTTCTAACGAAGTAGACGAGCTACGCTCTGCTGCTGCACGTATCGAAAGAAGCGAAGACCTTAAGAAAGAGATGGCCTCTAATGTAGAAGTTAGAAACGCTGCGCCAGTTAAGAAGGTAGAAGCGCGCGACGCTTTTAACTCTTACCTACGCAGAGGGTTTAACAACTTAACGGCAGAAGAGCGAAACGCTATTTCTGAGCTTCGTGGTACAGACACACAAATCACTACTACTGACGGTTTAGGAGGCTTCTTAGTTCCTGAATTGTGGGCTAGTGAAATTAGCGCTACTGACCTTTTCAAATCAGACATTGAAAAAGTAGCCACTATTATCCAGACGCAAGGCGGTAACAAATTCAACCTACCCGGTAACAACGATACAGCTATAGTAGCTGCGATCTTAGGCGAAGGTGTAGCTGAAGGTGTATCTGATATGACTTTTACAAATATCGAATTTGATCCGTATACTTACTCTTCTAAAATTGTTAAAGTATCGCGTCAATTGGTTCAAGACAACGCATTCGACCTAGGTAGCTTTGTTGCTGCTCAGTTAGCTAACCGTTTGAACCGTGGAATAAACGCTCACCTTACTACCGGAGACAACTCAGGTAAGCCACAGGGTATCGTTACAGGATCTACACTAGGTAAAACTGCCGCTTCAGCTACTGCTGTAACCGTTGCAGAGATATTAGACCTTATGTATTCTGTAGACGTTTCATACCGTAACGCTCTTAGCGCTGCGTTTATGATGAACTCTGCGTCTTTGGCTGCTGTGAGAAAATTAGGCTTTGGATCTGCAAACGATAGTCCGGTATTTATTCCGTCTATGGCAGTAGGAGAGCCAGACTTGTTATTCGGCAAGCCTGTTTATGTTAATGAAGATATGGCCGGCATCGCTACAGGCGAGAAGTCTATTATTTTCGGAGATATGAAGCAGTACTATATTCACCAAGCAGGAGGCGTACAGCTTCTAAGATTGGAAGAACGCTACGCTGACGAATTATCTGTAGGCTACCTCGCTTATAAGAGAATTGACGGTAACGTAGTACAGGGTACAGCTATTAAGCACCTTATCCAAGCTTAATTAAGTTAGTAGATGTATGAAGGTTTTATTTAACCAGAATATTAGCGGAGCAGATTTCTATTACCTGGCTGGCCAGGTAGTAGAGCTGCCCGCAGCTACTGCTACTGAGTTTCTTAATGCCGCTTTCTGCGAAGTCGTAGAAGAAAAGCAGGCAGTTAAGGCCGAAAGGGCAGTAAGCAAAAAGACAACTAAAAGAACCACTAGAGCCAAGTAATGAGCTATACTATAATTACCCCAGCAAGTATCCAAGCTTTAACCGTACAAGAGGTTAAGGATTTTTTGCGCGTAGACAGCGACGCAGAAGATGCCCTGCTAGGGGTTCTTATAAGTGCCTCTACAGAGATGTCGGAGTACTACTTAGGAAGGTTCCTTTTAACTACCGTTATAGAAGAGTTTTACGATTTTTTTCCTATGGCTAGGATAACCGCAGAACCTTTTAGAGGAGACAAAAATATTATATATTTAAGCCGTGGCCCTGTACAAAGTATAACTTATTTAAAGTACATAGACGGCACCGGCTCCGAAATAACCGTAGACGCTGCAAACTACCGAACAGACCTAGTAGGCGAGCCCGCGCGCATTATGCCTAAACAGGGCTGGTATGCTGCTCAGGATACGGTAAACGCTGTGGTAACCCGTTATACCTGTGGATACACTCAGGCAAGCGATGTGCCAGCTAATATAAAAATGGCTATGCTTTTAATGATTGGCGAGATGTACGAAAAAAGAATAGACAGCGTACACCGCCTACCTACAGCTTCAGAGTACTTGCTAAACCCGTTTAGAGTATTCCGCTTTGCTTAATCCTGGAGAACTAGATAGAAGAATAACGCTACAGAGTGCTAGCGTAAGTACGGACGGCTTCGGCCAGGCCGTGCGAACGTACAGCACCCTAGGCCTAGTATGGGCTAAAGTAGACTACCTATCTGTAAAGGAAGGCGAAGAGACCGAAAGGCTAACCAGCGTTAATAAAGTACGCTTCACTATACGCTATCGCGCAGATGTTGACGCTACTATAAAAATAAGCTGGGACAGTAAGACCTACGAAGTAGAAGGTGTAAGCCTTGAAGGGCGCGAGCGTTACCTTATTTTAGACACGGTACTCCGGGACTAATGGGAAAGCTAGACGATACGCTAACAATGCACGTAGAGGGTTTTGAAGAGGTTATAAAAAAAATGAACCTTTTAAGCCGGATAGACCGCACAGAGTATAACGCTTTTAAAAAAGGAATAAAAGCCGCTGCCGATCCTTTTGTACAAAATGTTAAAGCAGTAATCCGCACAGGTAGAAGCCGTAAGCCTATAGGTAAAAGCATAGGCGGTAGAGGCGGTAAAAGCAAGAGCGTTACTTATAAGCCAGGAAACCTAGAGCGGTCTATAGGTTATATTAAGGCAAAAGGCAGAAACCTTATAGGCTATGTCGGCCCACGTTTTGGGCGCAAAGCCACAAAAACCGGGGACGGGTATTACGGTGCAATGGTAAATTTTGGAACTGCTAGAGGTAGCGCAAAAGCTAACGTAAAAGAAACTAGAAACGTAGGCTTTATAGATAAAGGATTTATAAAAGGAGTGCCCGCGGCAAATGCTTTATTAGTTAGAGAAGTTTCGCGTATTTTAAACAAAAAACTAATGCAACTAAGCGCCCAGCAAAAGCGTAAAATAATAAAACGTGGCTTCTAATGAACGAGGGAAAAGCTATATATTCAATTCTAACGACAGATAGCGCGGTAAGCGCTATAGTTAGTAGCAGGGTTTACCCACAGATTGCAGCGCAGGGCGCTGTATTTCCGTTTATAGTATACATTATAAACGACATTACACCGAGCGACACCAAAAGCGGGGTAAGTACTTTAGACGAAGCGCGCTACGAAATACTAGCCGTATCAGAAACTTACGCGCAGGCGGCGGATTTAAACGAGAAAATAAGAACGGCTTTAGATCGCTACACAGGAACGGTAGCGGGGGTAGATGTAAACAGTATACAGTTTACCGAGTTAGAAGCTGACTACGATCCAGATAGCGAAACGTACATAGCTAACAGCGAGTACATAATAAGAGTTAAACGATGATAATAACACTAATAAAAAACACTACCCTAGAGAGCGGTAAAAAGCTCGTAAAAGGTACTAACTTAGGGGTAGTGAACGAATACGGCCAGGAGCTTATAAACGCTGGAAAAGCTGTAGAGATTGGTGCTGCGGCACTACTAGAAAACGAAGAAGAACAAATAAATAATTTAGACTAAAATGGCAACTACAGGAATTATGAACGGAACCCTATTAGGGGTATACGTAGGCAGCACTTTAATAGCTCACGCTACTGAGGGCTCTATCTCTTTGTCTATGGACACTAGAGACGCATCTACAAAATCTAGCTCTGGGAGCAGAGATTTACTAGAAGCAACTAAAAGCGGTACTATCTCAGTATCTGCGTTATATGCAGAAGATGCCGCTTACGGTGTTGACGATTTAATGTCAGCCTGGTCAGCGCGCACGGCTCTTACCGTTAAATTTTCTACGGAAGTAACAGGCGACCATTACTGGTCCGCTTCAGCTTACGTTACTTCTCTAGAGGTTAGCGCAGGAATGGAAGACAATGTAACTTACTCAGCTACATTCGAGCTTACAGGTGCTATCACTTACGGCGCAGTAAGTTAATAATAATAACACAAAACACTAAAGCAAAATGGTAAATAAAGTACTCATAGGAGGAGCAGAGAGACCGGTTAAATTTGGCTTCGCTGCTCTAATGCAATTCACGGACGCGACTAACTATACACTCGCAGACCTTGACAAAATAGGCGAGAGCCTAAAACTTAGCGAAGCTTTAGAGCTTGTGCGGGCAGGGTTAGCGCAGGGCGCAAGAGTAGAGGGTGATAAGTTTACAGCAAGCCTAGAAGATGTAGCGGACTGGTTAGACGATAACCCGGAAGCTCTAGAAAAGGTACTAGCATTATTTACCGATAGCTTTACACCGGTAAAAAAGGAGACGGGACTAGGGGCAGGCAAAGCGCCGAAGTCCCGTTAACTTTTGACCGATGCGAAGAGATAGCGCTAGGGCTACTGGGCTATAACTACGCAGAATATTTAGACCTAACCCCGCGCAGCCTTAATAACGCTGTAGCGGGTTTTAGTGAAAAAAGGGAAGCAGCAAGTACAGAGCTTTGGGAAATAATGAGAACCCAAACCGTAACACTAGTTAATATACAGCTTCCTAAAAACAAAAGAGTAACGCCTAGAGACTTGTTTAAATTTCCTTGGGACGTTAAAAAAGTAGAGCGCAAACTAACGACAAAACAAGCTAAAGAGATTCTAGCGAAATGGGAAAAAAGAGCTTAGCACGGACTACCATAAGTATAGGCGCAAATATTGCGGGCCTCCAGCGCGGGCTTAAAACAGCCGGCTCTAGTATTAAAAGATTTGGAGGACAGGCTAAGCGAATAGGAACCACTTTTACCGCTGCTTTTAGTGCGCCTATAGCCGCTATAGGTGTTAGCGCGGTGCGTACATTCGCGGCCTTTGAGGCAGAGATGAGCAAAGTAAAAGCCGTCTCAGGAGCTAGCGCCGCAGAATTTGCAAAGCTAGAAAGCGAAGCAAAGCGACTAGGAGCTACCACCACCTTTACCGCTACTGAGGTAGCCGGCCTACAGGTAGAGTTTGCAAAGCTAGGTTTTACCGCTAGCGAGATAACCAAAGTAACAGAGAGTACCTTATTTTTAGCGCAAGCTGCGGGAACTGATTTAGCGCGAGCTGCTGAGGTTGCGGGTGCAACGCTTCGCGGTTTTGGTATGGACGTTACAGAGACGGGACACCTTACCGACGTAATGGCGAAGAGTTTTAGCGAAAGTGCGCTAGATATGGAGTCCTTCGCTGATGCTATGAAGTTCGTAGCGCCAGTCGCTAACGCAGCTGGAATTAGTTTAGAAGAAACTACAGGAATGCTCGAGCTGCTAGCTAACGCTGGGGTTAAAGGTAGCCAGGCTGGTACTTCTTTGCGTCGTATTATTTCCGAGCTAGGAGCCACGGGGGGCGACGTAGCGGGAACTATTAAAAAACTCGCTAGCGAAGGTTTTAACTTAGCTGACGCTAAAGACGAGGTAGGGCGCTCCGCTCAAAGTGCGTTAATAATATTAGGAAATACTATAGACACCCTCCCCGCGTTAACCGAAGGCCTTAAGGACGCAGACGGCGCAGCTAGGGGTATGGCTAATACTATGATGGATAACGCAGCCGGTAGCTTTAAGGAGTTACAGAGCGCTAGCGAAGGGGCCAGAATAGAGATAGGAGACGCTATAGCAAATAACAAAATATTTCAAGAGATAATAGATAAGCTTACCGTTAGCTTAGGAAAAATAACAAAGTATATCCGCTCAATGAGCGACGCGGAAGTATATAATAAAACAGTACTAGCGGGGCTTATTGCGATTGTGCCTATACTCATTACCCTTGTAGGGGCCCTTACTATAGCCTTCGGATCACTTACGCTAGCTATGGGGCCGTTATCTATTGCTCTAGTAGCTGTCGCGGCAGCGTATGCGCTTATTAAAAAAAGCGTAAGCGAAACAGATAAAATAATACAGCAAGCTTTAGGTAACGAAAACACTAGGGAAAGCACAAAGCTTTTAAAAGACCGTTTAAAAGTAGTAGATCAAAACTTAGAAAAAACTAAAGCCTGGGCAAAAGAACAGCCAAAGAACGTAAGTTATCAGCGCCAGCTTATACGCTTAGAAGACGAAAGGCTAAAGCTTAAAAAGACTTTATCTACTTTAGAGGCTAGAGACGCATCGGAGCGATCAATATGGCAGCAAGACCAGTTAGACTACGACAAAGAGCAGCTAGAAAACCAGCGCCTGCTTAACGAGTCTAAGAAAAACGCTGTTGCTCTAACTGAAGAACAAGGCGAAAAAACAGTAGACTTAAAAAACAAGACCGCCGAACTAGGAACAGTTACAGCTAATTTAACTCTAGCGCCATTATCGCACGAAATACAGACTACTACTTCAAAAATGGCCTTAATGACAATGGCCGCCGCTGAGTTGTCTCAAAATGTAAATGCTGCTATAAACGCTATGGTAACAGATACTATAGTAGGAATGGCGGAAATAGGCGGCGCTATTTTAGTAGGAGAAGCAAGCTTTAAGGATATGGGCCGTTTTTTACTTGGTCAGTTTTCCAGCTTAATGTCTACGCTAGGACAAATGCTTTTAGAGTATGGCCTAGCGGTAGAAGGTTTTAAAATAGCGTTGGCTATGGGCCCCCTAGGAGGCCCCTTAGCTATAGCCGCGGGTGTTGCTTTAATAGCAGCAGCAGGAGCAATTAACGCGAAGATGTCCGCTGCATCTATGGGAGACATTCCAGCGCTAGCAGAG